CAAGAAGCAGATATCAGAGGTACAGGGCGAAGTGATACACGGTATTGTCATGCTACCTGCGAAGGACAAAGCGAAGGAGATAGAGGTTACACTTAATGAGGATATGAGCTATGGCTGATAAAAAACAATTATATAGTGAGATGCCTAAGAAGTTCTTGAAGACTCTTGAGTATCGTCGGCCTACTGATAAAGATGGAAATCCTGTTAGTGATAAAAAGTATAAAAAAATTATAAAAGAAATTATGAATGCTTCAAAAGGTAGACCATATATTTCTCCTGACAGTCCTTTATATGATTCAACTGAACGTAATGAACTTCTTAAATTATTAGAAAAGAAAGCCTCTGGCGGTTCCGTAAAGGGCCGACCAGCTAAAAGGTCAGCGGAGAATTCATAAACTATAAAGGAGGAGTATACTATGACATATTGGGAAACTGATACAAAAGGAAGAAAAAAATCAGATTGGCGATCAGGATATAAACCAACAACTGAGCATAAAAAAGATCTAATGAAAACTGGACCTATAAGGGAATTAAAAGCTACTGTTAAAAAGCGGCAAAAAGCAAAACAACAGAAGACTTGGAACTACTAAGTACTAAAGATGTTAGGAATGCTGTTCGTAAGAGCGATGGAGATGATGCCGATGGATGATAACGAGAAATGCCCTAAGTGTGGACGCGAAGGATGTACGTGTGATCCTGATACGTGTGATTGCGAACCTTCTGTGGTGGATCAACAGGAAGAGTTAATACAAGATTTCGAAGAGTAATGCCCTATAAAGATGATTATTTCAGTCCTGTATTGGGAGAAGCTTCAGAGTCTTTCTCTTATACTGAATTATCTCCTGAAGAAGATAAGAAGATGCGAAAGCATATCTATAATTCCAGATGGATGAAGGATTGGCATAAAGAAGAAACAACTAGAGGAGCTAAAGTATCTCGTAAAGAATTAATGAACTTCATGATATCCCCTGATAAACCGGGACAGAATTACGATTATGCAGGTGCGTGGCAAGCTTATGGTAAGAAGATGTTCGGTGATCATCCAGACGGTACACAACACGGTTGGTCTAAGACTCCTTCAGGGAGATGGTTAAAAGACCCTAGACATCCTACAGCTTGGAAAGAAGTTTATATGCAGAGTGATCCTGAAGTCCACCCGGACAGTCATTCTCAAATACATCCTGATTTACCACGTTCATTCGCTTCTGATTATTTAAAACAACGTAAAAAAAAGAAAAGAAAGAAGAAAGCTTCAGGCGGTACAGTAAAGAAGGCATATAACAACTCTACGAGAAAAGCTAACTATAAGTGACAGATGAGCCTACTAAGCCAAAGAAGCGCGGAAGACCGAAGCTCGTAAGAGGCGAGAAAGGAAATTATAACGTATCACGCATAGAGAAGAGAAAGCGTGAGATACGTAAAAGAGTTAAAGTCGCACAGAATGCGGAACGTAAAGCTAAGAAGCGGCTAGATAAACTCAACGACAAGCAAGCCAACATCAAACATGCGAATATATTATTAAAAAAAGGTGGGCTGGCAGTCGAAGAGAATGTTAAGAAGTTACCTAAAAGTGTACGGGCAGCGTTACACGATGATACACAAATCTTATTTAATCCGAATGCTGGCCCACAGACTGACTTCTTAGCAGCCCCGGAGAAAGAAGTACTCTACGGTGGTGCGGCAGGTGGCGGTAAGTCATTTGCTATGCTAATGGACCTTTTGAGATACGCGCATAATTCTAATCATCGTGCGCTATTACTCAGAAGGACTTTAGCGGAACTAACGGAACTCATAGACCAGTCGAGAAAGATATATCCACAAGCTTTTCCCGGTGCTATCTTCAGAGAATCTAAAAGTACATGGTCGTTCCCTAACGGTGCTACTGCTCTATTCTCCTACGTAGATAAGGACACGGACGTAACGAGATACCAAGGTCAGGCTTTCACTTGGATTGGTATAGATGAATTAGGTCATTACCCTACGCCTTACGTCTGGAACTATCTACGAAGTCGCTTACGTACGACAGATAGTACGATAGAGACATATATGAGGGCATCTGCTAACCCCGGTGGAAGCGGAGGATGGTGGATAAAGAAGATGTTCATAGACCCTTCACCGCCTAATGAACCTTTCTGGGCTACGGACATCGACAGTGGGAAAGTGTTATTACATGGTATTAACCATCCTCAGAGGCCGGGACAACCTCTCTTCCAACGTAGGTTCATACCTGCTAGGCTGACAGATAACCCTCACCTAGCAGAGTCAGGCGAATATGAAGCGATGCTCTTATCGCTTCCTGAAGTAGAGAGAAGGCGTTTACTAGAAGGAGATTGGGATGTCGCAGATGGTGCAGCGTTTTATGAATTCGATAGGTCAGTCCACGTTGTCGAGCCGTTTGAAGTCCCTTACAATTGGCCCAGAGTACGCGCTGCTGATTATGGCTATAGCAGTCCTAGTTGTGTTCTTTGGGGCGCAGTAGATTGGGATAATAACTTCTGGATCTACAGAGAATTGTATAAGAAGGGGTACACTGGAGAAACGTTAGCAGAGATGATAACTGCTCTAGAGTACGATGACCCACCGATGAGTATCTCAGTCCTAGACGGATCATGTTGGTCTAAACACGGTACTGGACCGAGTATTGCAGAGACACTAACAAGGAATGGTGTACGCTTCATACCTGCGGATAAGAATAGGATGGCAGGTAAGATAGAACTACATAGGAGATTAGGCTTCAATGAACGTACGGGAGAACCAAGATTACGCATCGTTAGCACTTGTACTAACCTTATTCGTACCCTACCGACTCTCCCCTTATCGAAGACCAATTCAGAAGATGTTGACACGAAAGCGGAAGATCACGCCTACGATGCGCTTAGATATATGTGTATGACGAGACAGACAGGACTACCACATGTCGGTATGCTCAATAAAGTAAAAGAACAGACCTATGAACCAATCAATCAGATATTCGGATATTAAATAATAATGGCTAAGAAAGACGAACAGTTATTAGCTGATATGCAATCGAAGTCTTATACCGTAGACCCAGTTAGCGGTAGAAAAACTATTGATCCTAGTCGTTTTACAATACTAGATGCACAGATACATTATAATGATATTCATGGTTTAGAAGACAAAAGTTCTAAACAGTCTAAATTCACAAAAAGAGGAGGATTGGGAGAATTTGGTAATATCACTATTGAGGATATTGCTACCAATCCTAAAAAGTTCGTAGATGATTTAATAGTTAAAGCAAAAGGTAATGAAAAACAGTTAATTAAATTCTTACAATCAACAAGATTAATTCTAGGTGAAATTAAGTATAATCTTCCAGAAGGATCGAATATAGGGTCTTTTCTTCCTAATATGGAAGCCACCGATCCTGAAACTATCAGATTCTTTCAAAATCTTCCTTCTACTCCTGAAAAGACTTATGCTAATTTAGCTATAATAGACGAACCTGAAAATGTAAGAGCTTTCTTCAATGGATTAGATGCACATGCAGATGCGGTAGGAGTAGATGCTCCTGCAGTAGATGCTATTAAATTTGGAGCTAACACAGGTTTAAGACCAAGTTTAATAACTGAATTAAAGATGAAGGAAGTCCATAAATTAAGTGATGGTACGTATGCTCTCATAGTAGATACGCAGAAAGTAGGAGCTAAAGACTCGCCTACTAAAGCTGGTGGAAGAAAAAGTTCAAAGACATTTCGGATACCTTTAAATGATGAAGCAACTGCTATTATACGAGAAAGAATAGCTGCTGCTAAAAAGCATAAGTTGAAGCCAGATGATAATATATTCTTCACTGAGAAAGTCTCAGGAAAGGATGCAGATACTTTAAAAATGACTAAATTAACAACATCACATATGAATGATGTATTATCTAAAATAAATATTCCTGATGGTTTCGTAGAAGACTTAGCAGATATTGATCCTGATACGAATATCGGAAGAGTGTATAATACCTTACATATAGATAAAGAGGGAAGACCAAAATCAGGAACACAACTATTACGTAATCTTCATACACATTTGGCTACTAGGGCAGGTATTGATCCGGGCGTTATAGATTTCTTACAAGGGCGTGTATCAGAACAAGCTATTCACCAGCGTCTAGGATATCTTACTCAACATAGTCGAGCTACTTTCGCTGATAACATATATCGTAATTTAGATAAATTTAATCTATATTTTAATGATGTTGGTGTCGCTCAAAGAATATATCCTGCAGGAGATAAGGGCAGAGAGTTAATAGAACAGGCTTTATCCGAAAGACGGAAAGATATTATAAGACAAGGAGTAGTTGATTTAAGTAGACGTACCAGTGATAGTGACGATATAGTACGGGCAAATAAAAAAGAAGTTAGGGAGATAGCTTCAAAACGTTTAGGATTTGATCTTGAAAAGGATACAGATAATCTAAAAGCAATATCTCAACGTTTTACGAATAGAGCAGATTTTGAACATTTTTTAGAGTGGTCAGAAGATAATACAGACCACAATCTACGCACTATGGCAGGTATAAATAATGCGGAGATTCAATACTCTGACGAGGCTAGTAAACGTAGTACGAAGACTGGTTTAAGATTAGCTGCTGAAGGTGAAATTACTGCTGGTTTACAGGAAGAAAGACTAGCTCAAAGCGCACCTCTTAATCCTAATCGTGAATATGATGCGAATGGTAGACCTATACTTTCAGATGATGAGAAAGAAAAGATACGTCAACAAGCACAGGAAAGAGGTGATAAGGCACATACGCAACGTAATCTTCTAGGGCGTGTAGGAAAAAGAGTCTTACACTCTTCTATTCCGTTTGTCGGCGCAGCAATATTATTTGGAGAGGCTAAAGCAGAAGAAGCTTTTAGAGAAGAAGATGCAGGAGACTTATCCATCTCTGAATTAGATGAATCTATCGGTAGAGAAGAGAAATTTTACGCACAAGCTCTAGAAGAAGCTGCTAGTCCTCTTCCTGTTACTTCGTACGATGTAGAGATGATGGCAGAGGAATCGGCAATCCAAAAACAACTTATGCAGACTCCTGAGTATCAGCAATTTGAACGTCAAGAAAGAGCAGAAGATGAGTCTAGAGCTTATGATAGAGAATTAGGTTTATTAGATCCGTCTGGTGGATTTAGAAGCGTAGCACGTAGAGAAGAAGAACGACAAAGTGAGAAGCAAGAAGCTTTAGCTGCTAAGAAAGAAGATATTAGAGCAGCTAGATCATTACGAAGACCTAGAGATTTAGTAGAAGAATACTCAGGTTTTATTCCAACAACTTAATAATCACAACAACCTTAGAGAAGGAGAAAGACTATGCCAGCAGGTAATAAGCATATGTACGGAAAAGGTTATATCATGGGTCAGATGAGCAAGCAAGGCGAGTTTTCTGATGCGAAAGAAGCTAACCTCTACCGTGAGAAGAAAGAGTTTGGTGTCGGTACTAAGAACGGCGTCCTTACTGAAGACTTCCCTTCGGAATCTGGTAATAAGCATATGGGCCAGAATTCGATGATAATGAATGCCTCTAAACAAGGAATCTAAATCTTGGCCGATGATGACAATGACGCTATCGTAGATCAGGAGATGCAAGAAGTTCCTGAAGCCGAAGCTGCTACGGGAATTATAGGGACTATCATGGAACGGTTTCGCAATGCGGAATCGGGAAGACAACTAGAAGAATCTCGTTGGTTAAAAGCCTATAAGAACTATCGTGGTGTCTACGACTCTACTACACAATACCGTAGCAATGAACGTAGTCAGGTCTTCATTAAGATTACGAAGACAAAAGTCCTAGCAGCTTACGGGCAGATCATAGATATCTTATTCGCTAACAATAAGTTCCCTATCGCAGTAGAGTCAACTCCGATGCCCTTCGGTATAGATGAATTCGCTCATCTCAGTAAAGTTCCGATAGAAGAAGAGAATACTGATCCTTATGGTTTCGAAGGTGATGATAGAGAATTACTACCGGGAGCAATGGAGGCTACGCCTAAAGGTCCGAAGGCTGCAGAGCTAGGTGGTCTAGCGGATATGTACGAAGGTGCTAATTTGGCTTCAGGACCAGCTAAGATGGCAGAGCCACAAATATCTCCTGCTGCTGACGCTGCACGTACGATGGAGAAGTGCATACAAGATCAACTTCTCGACACTAGTGCAGTTACCGTTCTACGACACGCTATATTCGAATGCGCCTTATTAGGTACTGGTGTCGTTAAAGGTCCGTTCAATTACAATAAAACAGTTCATAATTGGACACAAGGTGAAGAAGGCTCTAAAGAATACGCTCCTATAGATCGTACCGTACCTAGAATGGAAGCAGTTAGTTGTTGGGACTTCTATCCTGATCCTAGTGCTACTAGCATTAACGATGCGGAATACGTCATACAACGTCATCGAATGAACAGGGAGCAATTACGTGATCTTATTAATCGTCCACACTTCGATGCTGAAGCTATCAGCAATGTTCTCGCAGGTGGCCCTAACTATATGGAACGCTACTTCGAATCTTCGCTACACGCTAACGAGGATGATCCTTCTTACGCGACTAATCGCTATGAAGTTTACGAGTATTGGGGTAATCTTGACAGTGCTTTGGCAGAAGACTTCGGAATGGATATGGAAGGTATTTCAGATGATTTGGAATCCGTTCAGGTAAATGCTTGGATATGTGGTCAGGAGCTACTACGCTTCGTAATCAATCCTTTTATTCCTGCACGTATACCTTACCATTCTTTCCCTTACGAACTTAACCCTTACCAACTATTCGGTGTTGGTGTCGCAGAGAATATGGAAGATAGTCAGTTATTGATGAATGGACACATTCGTATGGCAATAGACAACTTAGCTCTAGCAGGTCATCTAGTCTTCGACATTGACGAGACACAGTTAGTTCCCGGTCAGTCTTACGATGTCTATCCCGGTAAAGTATTCCGTAGGCAATCAGGTGTTACTGGCACTGCAGTCAATGCTATAAAGTTCCCTAGTACGGCTGGCGAGAATATGCAGATGTACGATAAAGCTCGACAGTTATCTGACGAACAAACAGGTATACCTAGTATTATGCACGGGCAGACAGGTGTTACTGGTACGGGTAGGACGGCTGCTGGTTTAAGTATGTTGATGTCGAGTGCGAGTTTAAGTGTTAAGACGGTAATAAAGAACATCGATGACTTTCTACTAAAACCACTAGGAGAGGCATTCTTCCAGTGGAATATGCAATTTAATGAAGAGACACCTGAGAAGATAGGTGACTTGGAGATTAAGCCTAAAGGAACTAGCGCAGTTATACAGAAGGAAGTAAGGACACAACGCCTCACTGCACTTCTACAGACTGTCTCTAATCCAATGTTAGCTCCATTCATCAAGATACCTAATCTAATAAGAGAATTGGCTATCAGTCAGGATATTGATCCTGATGCGTTAGTAAATAATATTAATGACGCAGCCGTATTCGCAGAAGTATTGAGAGGGCTTAATGAACGAACTACAGGCGAAGCTGCTCCTGCCGCTGGTCAACAACCAGCTGGCATGGGAGGGGCTGGAGGATTACCTCAAGGAGTTGGTGGAGCGCCACAGGACACGGCTGGTGGTGGAGGAATCGGAGTTGGAAATGCGCCGTCTGCAGGGGAAGCTGGGTTTACTGGAAACCTTGGTACGCCTGAAGGAATCGGTTAACGCTACGGTAAAGGCTCATAAACAGAATGGCTGAACAGACACAAGAACAAGAAACACAGCAACCAGCAATACAAAGCACTATGTCAGCTGCGCCAAAGCAACTGACATCTACAGACATACTGTCAAAAATGCAAACTGGTACGCCTCTTGTTCAAGGTGAAAAACTTCCTGATGTACCAAAAGGTATGTCTGCTAA